TTTATTGATGAATACGGAATACCTGTGTTTGATACTCCAGAAAAAGGAACAGTAGATCCAAATGGAGACATTATAGACGTTGGAGTAATAGAGCACTGGAATAATGAAGCTGAAGGATTAAAAGGAGACCAGGATGCTTTAAATGAGTTTTATAGACAGTTTCCACGTACAGAGGAACACGCTTTTAGAGATGAAACAAAAAACAGTATATTTAACTTAGTAAAAATATACGAACAAATAGATTACAATGAAGATCTAGGTAATACTAATGTATTAACCAAAGGTAATTTTCAGTGGGCTAACGGGGTTAAGGACTCTACGGTTATATTTACACCAAATCCTAGTGGAAGATTTAAAGTGTCTTGGGTGCCTGGTGTAAATTTACAAAACCGACAAAACCTTAAAAATGGTTTGAAAAGTCCAGGCAATGAACATATGGGTGCATTTGGTTGTGATAGTTATGATATATCAGGAACAACAGATGGGCAAGGTTCTAAAGGCGCATTACACGGGTTAACTAAGTTTAGTATGGAAGACTCTCCTGCAAATACATTTTTTTTAGAATATATAGCTAGGCCACAAACCGCAGAAATGTTTTTTGAAGATGTTTTGATGGCTTGTGTTTTTTACGGAATGCCTATATTAGCAGAAAATAATAAACCTAGATTGTTATACTATTTTAAACGCAGGGGATATAGAGGTTATTCTATGAACAGACCGGATAAGGTTTGGAATAAGCTTTCAGTTACTGAGCGTGAAATTGGCGGAATGCCTAACTCAAGTGAAGATATTAAGCAAGCTCACGCGGCAGCTATTGAGAGTTATATAGATAGACATGTAGGTTTACAAGAAGATGGCAGTTATGGTACTATGTATTTTAACACCACCCTAAACGAATGGTCTAGATTTGATATAAATAAAAGAACAAAATTTGATGCTGCTATTAGTTCAGGATTAGCGATAATGGCGTGCAACAGACATTTGTATCATCCAAAGCCTCAAGTAGAAAAAAATAAAATAAATTTAAAAATAGCTAAATACACCAATTCCGGTGGTTTATCAAAACTAATAGAAAAATAAAAATATGGCTGAGTCAGTTGTAACAAGTTATTTTCCGAGTCAAATAGCAAGCGATGCCGAGAAAATGTCAAAAGATTATGGTAACACCATTGGTAGAGCTATAGAAAATGAATGGTTTAGTTCCGATAATGGAAATAGCCGATTTAAAAGTAATCAAGCAACTTTTCACAATCTTAGATTGTACGCTCGAGGAGAGCAAGGTATACAGAAATATAAAGATGAATTATCTATTAACGGTGATTTATCTTATTTAAATTTAGATTGGAAACCGGTTCCTATTATTCCAAAATTTGTAGATATAGTTGTTAACGGTATTTCAGATAGACAATTTGATATTAAAGCGTATTCACAAGATCCATATGGCGTTGAGAAACGAACTAAATATATGGAAGCTATTATACGTGATATGCAAACTAAAGAACTAAATGACTTTGCTAGAAAAGAATTTGGCGTAAATTTATTTGAAAGTAACGTAGATCCATTGCCTAAGAACAAAGAAGAGCTTGATTTGCATATGCAACTTAGTTATAAACAACAAGTTGAACTAGCTGAAGAGCAAGCTTTAAACACTTTATTAGAAGGCAATAATTATGATTTAATTAGACGTAGATGTAATTATGATTTAACTACTATAGGAATTGGAGCAGTTAAAAATACATTTAGCAAAGCAGAAGGAGCTACTGTAGATTATGTTGATCCAGTTAATTTAGTTTGGTCATATACTGATTCACCTTATTTTGAAGACATATATTATGTAGGTGAAGTAAAAGCTGTTCATTTGAACGAACTTAAAAAAGAATTTCCTTGGCTTACTAATGACGATTTGCAAAAAATTGCTGGACAAAACACAAGCAACAATGGATTCTACGATAGAACGCTCAGTAACTCTGATTATGATGATTCAAATACTGTACAGGTTCTTTACTTTAATTATAAGACTTTTACGAACGAAGTTTACAAAGTTAAAGAAACAGCAACGGGAGCAGCAAAAATAATACCTAAGACTGATGAGTTTAATCCTCCGGAAGAAATGTATGAAGAGTATGGCATATCTAAATTGTCAAAATCTTTAGAAGTTGTTTATGAAGGCGTGAAAATACTAGGTGGAGAGTTGCTTAAATGGGAGTTAGCTAAGAATATGATACGACCAAAAAGCGATTATTCTAAAGTTAAAATGAATTACAGCATTGTAGCTCCAAGAATGTATAGAGGTAGGATTGAGTCTATAGTAAGCCGTATAACAGGGTTTGCAGATATGATTCAGCTTACGCATTTAAAGCTTCAACAAGTTATGTCAAGAATGGTTCCAGATGGAGTTTACCTTGACGCTGACGGTTTAGCTGAGGTTGATTTAGGTAATGGAACAAATTACAATCCACAAGAAGCATTAAATATGTTTTTTCAAACCGGTTCTGTAATTGGTAGATCATTTACTCAAGACGGCGATATGAACCCCGGCAAAGTACCTATTCAAGAAATAACAACTGGAGCAGGTGGTCAAAAAATGCAAAGTTTAATTACTAATTACAATTACTACATGCAGATGATCCGTGATGTAACGGGTCTGAATGAAGCTAGAGATGGAAGTACGCCGGATGCTAGAGCATTAGTTGGCGTTCAAAAACTTGCTGCTGCTAATTCAAATGTAGCAACACGACATATATTAGAAGGTAGTTTATTTTTAACTGCAGATTTATGTGAAGGATTATCATTAAGAATATCTGATATACTAGAATATTCGCCAACAAAAGAAGCGTTTATACATAAGATAGGTAATCAGAATGTAGCAGTACTAGAGGAAATGAGTGATTTATACTTATATGACTTTGGTATATTTATTGAATTGCAACCAGATGATGAACAAAGAGCTGTATTAGAAAACAATATACAAGCAGCTGTTCAAAGTGGTCTTATTGATTTATCAGACGCTATTGATTTAAGAGAAATTAAAAATCTTAAACTAGCTAATCAATTACTTAAGATACGAAGAAACGAAAAGCAATTGAAAGATCAGCAAATGCAACAGCAAAATATACAAGCTCAAGCTGACGCTAACGCTCAAGCGCAGCAAGTAGCTGCTCAGGCGGAAGTACAAAAACAACAAGCATTAATACAACAGAAAATTGCATTAGAGCAAGCTAAGGCACAAATAGATTCTCAAAAGCTACTTCAAGAAGCTTCTCTTAAAAAGGAGCTTATGCAATTAGAGTTTGAAATGAATATGCGTTTAAAAGGCATTGAAGTGCAAGGAAAGAAAACTGAAATAAAAGAAAAAGAAGACCGTAAAGACGACCGTACAAAATTACAAGCAACGCAACAAAGTGAATTAATAAATCAAAGACAAAACGATTTGCCTCCTAAAAACTTCGAATCCAGCGGAAACGACATACTTAGCGGCAATTTTAACTTAGGTTCCTTCGAGCCTAGGTAATAATAATAATAATTATATAATATTTTATCATGTCAGAAGAACTAGAAAAAGATGTGACTGCAGTTGAAGAAACTACGGCACAAGAAACAAAACCTATGTCGTTTGAGGACGGCATTATTAAGGTTGATTTATCAGAATTAAATAAACCAACAGAAGATGCCATTCCAGAGCAAGAAACAGATGCAAGCGATGTTCCTGTCAAACAACCCGAAAACACGCCAAGTAGCGAAGAAGTGGTTGAAGAAGTACGGGAGCCCGTCCAAAATAACGAAGAGTCCATTCAGGTTGAAGAATCCGTTCTTCAAGAAATAACAGATGAAGAGGTTGCGGAACAAGTAGAAGATCTTCAAGAAGATATTCAAGAAGCTATTGCTGAACAGCAAGATTCAGGAATTGAATTACCCGAGAATATTCAAAAGGTAGTTGAGTTTATGAATGAAACAGGAGGATCTCTTGAGGATTATGTTAAGCTTAATACAGATTATGCTTCATTGAATGAAACGCAGTTATTAAGAGAGTATTACGAAACAACGCGTCCTCACTTAGACTCTGAAGAAATTTCTTTCTTAATGGAAGATAATTTTGCTTATGACGAAGAACTAGACGACGATCGTGAGGTACGTAGAAAAAAGTTAGCTCACAAGGAAGAGTTGGCTAAAGCTAAAAATCACTTAGACGGATTAAAGACTAGGTATTACGAAGAAATAAAAGCTGGATCAAAATTAAATCCAGAACAACAAAAAGCGGTTGAGTTTTTTAACCGTTATACAAAAGAAAACGAACAGGCAACTAAAGTAG